CTTCTGCAAGAACACCATTTATCGTATCCCAAGATTCTACTGAATTATTTAGAATATACACGAGAGCTGATGGTACTGAAACTAATAATCATTACGCAGTAATTCGTGATGTAAAAAGACCACAAAACTCTAACTCAAGTCCAGATTATGCTGAGTTTGGTTTAGCAGTTTACACTGCAGATGGAAGTCTTGTTGAAACTTACAGTAATTTAAACTTAGATCCAACTTCGGGTAACTATATAGTTAAGGTAATTGGAGATGAGTTTCAAACTGTAAATAACGATGGTGAAATCACTGTTTATGGTGATTATCCTAATGCTTCAAGACACATTAGAGTTGGTGATTACAAAGAAAGTACATTTGAAAGTAATCCTAATTTACAGCCAATGGGATATTCTGCTGTATTAGACCCAATCAAATCTACTGCTAGTGTACCGACTGCATCCTTTAATCGTAGTCAAACGATTCCAACTGTAGATTCTAATACATATAAAGAGGACTTACCATACGGATTCAAGATAGACCCTCGTTTTGGTGAAAACGAATTAGCTGATAACAAAGCTTACTTATCTCCTATTCCTAAGAGTGAGAATGCAGGAAGTAATATTGACTTTCTTCTTACAAATATGAAGGGATTTGGAGAAGCTGGTAGTTCTGAATCAAGTAAATATACTAATTTTGCTATATCAACTCAAAATCTAAATATATCATCTTCAACTCAACAGTTGAAGTTTGCTGTACCATTTCAGCATGGTTTTGATGGTATTAATCCGTCACACCCAAAACATACTGGTACATCAATTAGTTCTGCTAACACGAGTGGATTTGACATTAGTAGTGCTACTGCTAGTGGTTCTATAGCTTACAAAAGAGCTATTAACGCTGTTAGTAATCCTGATGAGTATGATATCAATATGTTGGTAACTCCAGGTATCATTCATAAACATCATAACATTATCAGTAACCACGCTATAGATAAGGTAGAAGCTAGAGCTGATGCTTTTTATGTAATGGATTCTTCTGATATTGATGATAATGTAGCTACAGCGGTTAATAATGTTGCTAACTTAGATACTAACTATGTTGCTACTTATTATCCTTGGGTTAAGATGGATGATATATCAAGAGGTTCAGGTACAGTATTAGTACCACCATCAGTAGTAATACCAGGTGTGATTGCTTTCACAGATAGTGTAGCTCACGAATGGTTTGCTCCTGCTGGATTAAACAGAGGTGGATTGACAAATGTTCGTATGACTCAGAAGAAACTTACTCATACCGACAGAGATACGCTTTACGAAGGTAGAGTTAATCCTATCGCATCCTTTCCAGGTCAAGGTGTAGTTGTTTTCGGACAGAAGACATTACAGGCTAGACCATCTGCTCTTGATAGAATCAACGTAAGAAGATTATTAATCAGATTGAAGAAGTTTATCGCTTCCTCAAGTAGATTCTTAGTATTCGAACAGAATGATAGTTCTACAAGAAGTAGATTCTTAAACATAGTTAATCCGTTCTTAGAATCAGTTCAATCCAATAGTGGTTTGAGTGCATTCAAAGTTGTAATGGATGATTCTAACAATACACCTGATGTCATAGACAGAAATCAGTTGGTTGGACAGATATTCATACAACCTACAAGGACTGCTGAGTTTATCGTATTAGATTTCTCAGTACTTCCAACGGGTGCTGCATTTCCTGAATAATAGGGAGGTGTAAAACAATAGAAGAGGGGAACAATAGTTCCCCTTTTTTATTATATCAAAAAACTATGAAAAAACTATGAAATAATAAGGTAATATTCTGTATCGATTTTTCAGTTTGTTTATATTTATATATGAAAGAATTAAACACTTATTAGGAGAACTGAAATGGCAGATATAATCGATCCTTCAGAAATTATGTTTACACCCTTTGAACCGAAAGTTAAAAATCGGTTTATTATGTACATAGAAGGAATCCCTGCATACCTTATTAGAGCTGCTGCTCGACCAACTATTACATTCGAAGAAATCGAATTAAATCATATCAACGTTAAAAGATATGTTAAAGGAAAAGGTTCTTGGGAACCATTGGAAATCACTCTTTACGATCCTATTGTACCATCAGGTGCACAGGCAGTTATGGAGTGGGTTCGTTTACACAAAGAATCTGTTACAGGTAGAGATGGATACTCAGACTTTTACAAGAAAGATGTTACTTTCAACGTATTGGGTCCTGTAGGAGATAAAGTAGAGGAATGGACACTAAAAGGTTCTATGATTCAATCTGCTAACTTTGGTGACATGAATTTTGAAACCAATGAACCTAATGAGATTACATTAACACTAAGATACGATTACGCTATCTTACAATTCTAAGAGGATAATATGAGTTTTTTAAGAGAAATGCTTTCTAGTGATGCTAAAATCTCTAGTAAAAGATTTGTCGGTTTTATGGCTTTCTTTATGCTGATTTGTAGTTGGGGTGCTGATACCTTTTCTGCATTTGAGGTCAAGGACAAGATATTGGAATGTTTTATGTACATTTCAGTAGTTGGACTTGGTGTTACAGCGGCTGAGAAGTTCGGTAAAAAATAGTTATAGTTCAAAACTAAATCATAGGAGTCAAATATGGCTGAAGTCAAGTTCCCTACGGAAGTAGTGGATTTGCCGTCTAAGGGTTTACTATATCCAGAAGGTAGTCCCCTATCGTCTGGTAAAATAGAAATCAAGTACATGACGGCAAGAGAAGAAGATATTCTAACATCTGCTAACCTTATTAAACAAGGTGTGGTGGTTCAAAAATTATTAGAGTCTCTTATTATAGACAAATCAATTAAGGTAGATGATTTACTGATTGGTGATAAAAATGCTGTTTTAATAGCAGCTCGTATTCTTGCTTATGGTAAAGAGTATGAAGTTGAAATATTTGGTAGGAAGGTAGAAGTTGATTTAACTCAATTAAAAGATAATAAGTTAGATGAGAGTATAGTTACAAAAGGAGTTAATGAGTTTGAGTTTGAATTACCCGCTACAAAAAGAAAATTAACTTTTAAAATGCTTGTATCAGGCGATGAAAAAACAATTGATGATGAGGTTAAAGGTTATGAGAAAATACATGGTATTGGATACGAACTAACCACAAGACTAAAACACCAAATTATTTCAGTAGATGGTGATACTAAAAGAGCTAGTATTAACTCTTTTGTAGATAATGAGTTCTTATCAAGAGATTCAATGGCTTTTAGAAATCATATATCTGATATTATGCCAGATGTGGATATGACATCAACTTTTACTGATGAGGATGGAAACGAAAAGGAGTTCACGGTCCCTATGACCGTTACGTTTCTTTGGCCTAACGCCGGAATATAAACCACAAATACACGAACAACTTTTTCAAATAAGTTTTAACTCACAAGGTATGTTCTCTTTTTCAGAGGTATATAACATGCCTATATATCTTCGTACATTCTACTTTAAGAGACTACAAAAACATTTTAAAGATGAAGCTGAGGAAATGAAGAAAGCTCAACAGAAGAACAAATCATCCATTCCATCTTATAAAAAATGATAAATGTGATATTTATTATTGAACAATTCCACACAAAAATAATCTAATGGAGAACAGTAATGGCTAAAAGAGATGGTATGTTATTTAATTTTTTCGAAAAATGGAAAGAAAAGAGACTAAATAGATTTGCTAAAAAAGCACTAAAAGATAATCCACAATTAGAAAAAGATTTGAGAAAGTTGGATGATATCTGGGGTGGTATAATAAAAGATTTAAAAAAGATAGACTAAAGATATGGCAGATCTTAGAAAATTAAAAGAAATAACAAAAGAGCTTGAACGACAACGAGATATTCTTACAAGGCATAATGAAACTGCTAAATCGTATATACAGGCTCAAAAGGCTATAAAATCTATATCAGCCGATATTGTTAATCTTGAAGAAAAAAGAGATAAGGCTGCAGACAGAGCTACAAAAGAAGCTAACACTCTTAATATAGAAAAGCAAATTTTAAAACTTAAAAAAACTGGTATTGGGTCTGCTAATAAAGAGTTAAATCTTGAAAAACAGATTAATGGTCTTAGAGATGCTGCAAGTAAAAACGATAAAGAAACAGTAAGACAAGCAAAAGCGTATGCTAATTTACTAGAAGATGTGTCTACTGGTTCAAAAGATTTAGAAGATGTTTTAAACACTATAGCTACTGAAGATTTTGGTATAATGAATGAAGCAGCAGAACAGTTAGCAGAAACATTAAGAAACAGTCCAGATTTAACAGAAAAACTAAAGATTGAAGCTCAAGCTCAACAAAAAATAGATGACTTTAGGGATAAGATAAAAGAAACTTCAGCTCTATTAAGCAGTCCAAAAGCTATGGGTGTGGCCGCTATTGGTATGGCAGTAAAACTAATGTCAGATTTTGCTAATAAAGCCTTGGATGTAAGACAATCGTTAGGAACAACAGCAGTTGAGTCGGCTAGAGTAGCCGGAAACTTGACCGTAGCAGCAACCTCTGCTAAATTAGTAGGTGGTAGTTCAGAACAAGCTGAAGCAGCTGTAATGTCATTGGTTGATGAGTTTGGTTCTGTATCCGTTATAAGTGCTGGTGTATCAAAACAATTAGGTTTGGTAACAGGTCAGTTTGGTTTAAGTGGGGATAATGCTGGTAAGTTACTAAAACAGATGCAGGCTATAAATGGTTCTTCAATAGAAACCAATCTAAATCTAATAAGTTCTGTTGGTGAACTTGCAAGAGCTGAAGGAGTTGCGCCTGCTAAAGTTCTAAACGACATAGCTGGAGACACAGAAACATTTGCTAAGTTCGCAAAAGATGGTGGTAAAAATATAGGTGCAGCTGCTATTCAAGCTGCTAAGTTAGGTTTAAACATGGCTACAGTAGCTGGTATAGCTGAGAATCTATTAGACTTTGAGAGTTCGATAGAAAAGCAAATGGAAGCATCTGTTCTATTAGGTAGACAACTAAACTTAGATAAAGCTAGAGAGTTGTCCTTAATGGGAGACTTAGAAGGTTTACAGAAAGAAGTATTAAAACAAGTTGGTTCAGAAGCTGAATTTAACGCTATGAATGTAGTTCAAAGAAAAGCTCTTGCTGGTGCTATCGGTGTTAGTGTTGCCGACTTAGGTAAGATGGTAGCTGGTGAACAAACATCAGCACAGGCAGCAGCTGATAAAGTTAAAGCTCAACAGAAACAATTAAATTTAGAAAAACATATAGCATATGTAACTGCTGGTGGTGCTGTAGCTCAAATATTTGCTTCATTAGCTAAAATTCCTTTTGGTTTAGGTTTACTAGCAGCAGGTGGTGTTGCTACAGGAATGTATGGTATGATGAGAAGTGCTCCAAAAGCTCAAACCGGTGGTACAGTAAGAGAAACCGGTATGGCTGTAGTACACAAAGGCGAGTCAATAGCTGGAACTCAGTTCGGTGGTAGAGAGAGTAATAACTTACTAAAAGAATTAATTAAACAAAACTCAACCTTAATGGGTAGACTAACTAATAAAGTTGGTGAAATGGCATTAAGTTCATAGGAGATAGGAAGTGGCTTTAGAAAAAATGGTATCGGATTTATCTAACTTCAAAACCAAAGGTGATGTTGCATACGATAAACTAGACCCACAGATAGAGAATGGTGTGGATTACTTTCCTAATCATAACGCTCCTGGTTTTACTCCTAAAACAGATTTAGAGTCTCTTTACAAAAAAGCTAATTCTGCTGTACCAGCTAATGCATCAGGTTTTGTACCAGCTTCTGATGGACAATTAAGTCAAAC